CTTGAAGTCCTTGAAGTCCTTGAGTACCTTGGAAATTACCAATTACACCTTGAAGTCCTTGTCTTCCTTGAGTGCCTTGATTACCCTGGGTTCCTTGATTACCTTGAAGTCCTTGAGTGCCTTGGAAATTACCAATTACACCTTGAACACCTTGAGTTCCTTGATGACCTTGATTACCTTGAAGTCCTTGTCTTCCTTGAACTCCTTGTAATCCTTGAAAACCCTGTAATCCTTGAATTCCTTGTAAACCTTGAAGTCCTTGAGTGCCTTGGAAATTACCAATTACACCTTGAACACCTTGAGTTCCTTGAATTCCTAAAGAAGAAAAGCTGAGGGAAAATATAGTAGCATTTGAAGGGAAAGAACCAGAAACATATGAAACTCCAATTTCCCAGTATCCAGAAACTTCATTAACACTAGTAACTTTCCAAACATTTGTAAAATTTCCAGATACTGAAGATTGAATGGCATACAAATATCCGAAAAAATTCGTTCCTGTAGATCCAACATTCCACGAAGAATACCAATTTTGCTGATCATTTCCAATAAAATCTATGTCATCAATGTAAATTGTACTTACTTGAGAAATATTTGAATTATTATATTTAAATTGACCGTTTCCAGGATCAGTGGCAGTAATAAGTGAAATGAATCTATAAGGAACTCCTCCTCTATCACCTTTATTTCCTTGCTCACCAATCGGACCTTGAGTTCCTTGATTTGCCCTTCCTTGAACTCCTTGTAAACCTTGAGTACCCTGGAAATTGCCAATTATACCCTGAATACCTTGAACACCTTGATACCCTTGGACACCTTGGACACCTTGGACACCTTGATACCCTTGGACACCTTGGACACCTTGCCTTCCCTGTGTTCCTTGAAAATTACTTAATGGTCCTTGTATACCTTGAAGACCTTGAAGACCTTGAGTTCCTTGGAGTCCTTGCGAACCTTGAAGTCCCTGTCTTCCTTGATTCCCTTGAAGTCCTTGAGTTCCTTGAAAATTACTAATTACACCTTGAACACCTTGGGCACCCATTGTCCCAGTAATTGTAATTCTTTTATCGTTTTCAACATTTTGTGTTGTAATAGCAATTCCAACACCAGCTACAATTTTTACAGTATCAAGTCCTTCTGCAATTAGAGTTGGTTGTCCTTCTACTTCCCAATATTTAAATGTACTATTTAATGCTATTTGAACGGCACCATTGCCTAAATTGGTTACTGCAAATCCAGAATCTGTATCAAATCGTATTGCTTTTACATTCTCAACAACATTTAAAATTGCATTACCGTTTAAAGTATCAATTTCGCTGACTTCTATACCAACATTAGATAAATTAGAACCATCACCGTAAAAACTAACCGCACTAACAATACCAACATTACCATATATGGTGACACCAGCACCAACATAAAGATTATCAACTTCTAAATTTGCTAGATCCTCTGGGGGTCTGTCTGTGTGATAGATTCTAATTTTGGTCATTGTTCTTTCTTATCGTAAGTCCAACCTGCGATTGAATATAATGTATTATCTCCTGGATAATCATCTGGAGTTCTACCTTCATACTCTACGATTATTTTTTCACCCAAACGATCTGCCCACACTTGATAATAGCAATTTATAGATGTTCCATTTCCAGATTTAATAAAAACTTTTCTACCCCATTCTATTTTTTCAACAATTAAATCTTGACTATGACCAATTTGAGTAAGATTAACTGTGATCGTTTCTGGATCAATCAAACCATTCCAATAATCAGGAAGTTCAATAATATTATTATTTAACCTTCCTCTAATGTAAACTGCTGCTTCTGGTCCTTCGACGCAAGCATGTCTTAATCTGTATCCTGGTTTATTTGGATGTTTAATATCAAAAGTTTTTTTACTTGCTCGCAACTCAAGAATTGCTGCACCAAGATCAAAAACTCCAGGAACAGTTACAGTTCCATAAAAATTAGTTTTACCTACATTTACAAATAACTTAGGTGCTCTTATATCAACTTTTTTAGTTCCATTAATTTCTAAACGAGTGGCTGCAGTTATACTAAAATTAGGAGATGTAAATTCTGTGGAAAGTGAAGTGACTTTAAAATTTTTTCCAGCAATTTCCGTAGCACCATCTAATTTTCCAATTCCACTTCCTTTTGGTCCACCTGAAGGAGCACCAACTACTTTAAGATTACCAAGTATAGTAGTGCTTCCTAAAAATTGACTTTCTCCAGTTACATTTAATGCTTGTGGATTTGTTGCATTACTTCCAACAACTAAAGATGCATTTATAACTTTATTATATGTCGATCCAACAAAACATTGATAGATGTTAGCAGATCCTGGGGGAACATATGTTGATGGAACATTTAAAGCCGCTCCAAGAGTTGGATGATATACTTCTAAAAAACTTGTTGAGACTGAATCTATGTTATGTACTGCCATAATATTATGTTATTTCAACCTCTCCACAACTTTTTGAAAGACCTTCTACAAGTGAGCTCCATCCACCAGAAAGCAAATTTTGAATAGATTTTAAAGTTACAGGTCCTTTTGTATTCATTTTTCCATAAAGATTTATAAAATTTGAACTTACAATGTTAATTCCGGATGTTCCTGTTATACAAACTCTACTTCCCGCTAAACGAACTTCTTGAGTTGATGTGAGAATAATCATTCCATTGGAAGTAACTAAAAAGTTACCTTCCTTGTCTCCTCCAGAAGTTTCTAAATGTATGTTTTTAGCTTTAAGGTAAATAGTTCCCCTCTCGGCATTTATAACAAGATCACCATTTTTTGCAATTATAGACCTAGCAATCGCTTCTTTTTGAGTAACATCTAATGTATGACCCGAAACTTCATGATATCCACCTTGTATGTGCTCAACTTTATATCCATTATTATGCCAAACGCAGTGATTATTAGCAGCAGTTACTATACTAAAATCTCTACCATCATCATACCCTTCTGGACCAACGGGACCACAATGAATAAATGCATGTGGATTATTCGCTATTGTAAAATCTGGTGCTTGTTGTTGAGTCATTATCTTAATACACAGTCTACTACTCTCAAAAGTTTATCCGTCCCTATTCTATCTAATTCTCTTTGATTAAATTTTGAAATCGGAATAAAACGAAGTATTGGTCTAAATTTTGCTCCAAGTCCATCTACAGTATTTATTCTAATTTGAGGAATAGATACAAAACCATATCCTCCAGATATAACTTTTACATTCACTATTTGTCCACTTGGTGATGTTTCAATAGATAGTTCTGCTCCATTATTACCACCAACAATTTCAACTTTATCACCTGGAGTATAACCTGTTCCAGTATTAATAATTTCAATATTATGAATTTCAGATATTACTTCAACATTTCCAGAAGTACCTCCAGTTGTAGTTCCAGTTCCTCCACCACCAGCACCAGCACTATCGCCAGCACCTTCAGGAGGTATTGTTTCTTGCCCAATAGTAAAAGTATCAGAAGGTGGAGATATTGCTGGAATACCAGTATCAGATCCTCCAGTTAATACCGTTCCAGAAATTGGAGAATTTCCTGTAGGATCAATACCAGCACCACCGTAAGATTGTGTATCGGTAGGTAAGAATTTAAATATATTATCTGCTGTAGTATCTCCTCCTCCAGTATCAGTACCATCACCACCTATACCACTTCCACCACCAAATGATGTAGTATTACCTATTCCTGGCGTATAAGTTCCTCTATTTCCTAAATTTTCTAAACTACCACTATTAATTTCTCCATCATTTCCACCAATACCACCAGTCACAGTTCCTGTTAAATCAATTCCACCACCAATTGCAATTGTTATAGGAGTTCTTTCTGGAGGAGACCAATTAGATAAAGGACTTTGTGGAGAAACTATTTCTACAGAAACATATTCAATATCAGTATTATTTCCAACTGGTGCATTAGTATTTGTTGCCTTTAAAACATAAGTGTTAATTATATTTGAACCATCTGTTGGGAACACCAAATCATTAGGTAATACTATAGATCCTGAACCATTTGCAATTAAATTATCATAAATTGGAGTTACAATTCCTGGTCCTATAGATAAACCTAATCCAACAAATGTTGTATCTAAAGTTTGCCAATTAAATCTTATCACTCTACCAACAGTTGCAATTATTGGGTCAGCATCAAAACTAACTATAGATGGTGGTAAAGATGATGTTGTGCTTGGAGTAGGAGCTGCTGGAGATGATCCAGGTAAATAAACCTCTACCTCTACATCTCTAGTAGTTTCTTGGCGCTCCCAACCAGGAACATCTCTTATTGCGGTAAGAGTATATGTAACTTTTGTAACTGATTGACCAGCAGGGAAACTAATACTTGCGGATGAAACTCCAACAGATTGATTACCGGTAACTGGAAGCTTTGAATATCCAGTTAAAGCATATTCTTTTGCCGTTAAAGAAACACTAGTTGAATTTTCGCTTTCCCAAGTGAATAATATAGATTTTTCAACTTCAATAGAAGAAGGACTTGCAGTAAAATTTCTTACAACTGGAGATAATGGGAAAGTATCAGTATAACCTATTCCAGGATTGTCGATTACAATATCTTCTACCTCACCATTATCATTTAAATTTGGATGTCCGGAAGCATAATTTCCACATCCACCAGGATCAACAAAACTAACAAATGGTGGAGTTGTATATCCACTACCACTATTAAATAAATTAACACCTACAATTTGACCTATTTTATTAACAACAGCAGCACCAACTGCTCCAGATCCTCCACCCCCAAAAATTTGAACGTTTACGCCACAATTAAAATCACCAGTATAACAACCACCAGGAGAAACATAAGATCCACCTGTTCCTTTACCAAAGAAATCATCCATCCACCCATTAACACTTTTACTAACGCCAGAAGAAAAATTAAAACTACCCCAATTATCAGTTTTGGTATTTTGAGGTTTTCCCCATGGTCCCGCCTCAAATTCTTTCAATTCATCATTACATTCTGGTTTTTCGCATAAAAATCCTTCAAATCCAAGTATGTAATCTATAACTTGAAAAACTGATCCCATTATTTTGGAAACAGGTGCTAATGCTTTGTTAATTTGATCAAAAAATGGTTTTAATGCTCTATCAATATCATTAAGAAGTTTACTTAAGAGCGCATTAATAAAAGACTCTACTGCACAGAAAGGAACATTTATAACTTTTCCTATTAAACTGTATAAAAAGTCTCCAACTAAATTAAATAAACCTGCTATAATTTCATCAAACTTGCAGAATATTTGTTCGATAATTCTTGCAAGTAATGCTTTTTTTGGTTCAGTAGACTGTGGAGTTGTTGCTTTATCTATAAGATCTTCTATACCTTTTTTTATTTTTTTAAGAACCCATTCTCTTGCCCTATGAACTAGAGTTTTTAATACTGCTACTATCTCTCCAATTGTTGCTTGTATTTCAGACTGTAAGTTTTGTATCGCATTTACAGTTTGATTTACATACTTATCAAGATATTTTTTAAGACCTCTTAAAACAATAAAAAACTTCTTTAGTGATCTATGAATTTTTCCTAATGTATCTCCACCACATGGTTGTGCTTTTCCGTGAGGTTCTTGGCAAAGTTCTTGATACGCTTGATAGGATTTAGTGCCAGCATAGCATAATCTTCCAGCAGCATCTCCTAAAAATTCTTTTGTTACATTTGAATCACCTTCACCTGGTTTATACCCAAAATTTAAATCGTGATTTAAAGATGTTGCATTCTTCATTTTAATTATATGCCTTTACTTTTTCTTAAAATAATTGCTTGGTATAACTAAACTATTTTTTTGCTCTGCTTTTTTCCCTGGTTCTTTAGCACCAGCAGTGTGAAATAACTCTGGTTTAATGTTTCCGTACCAATTTAAAGTTTTTTTAAATTCTGAACTTTGTTTTGCTTCTGCTTCAGATGATGTAATTTCATATTTTGCATCACTTCTGCCAAGAACTCCAAGTATTAAAGGTAAAGGTTTTTGTAAATCAGTATTAACAAAAATGCCAATCACCCATTCCCCACCCGTTATACCTGTACTCATTCTATTTAGAGTACCATGACTGGTTGTTCTTAATATAATTGCCCAATCTAAATCTTTATCTGCAAGTTTACTTCCTTCTGCTGGATGATATCCAATAATTCTAACTTTTACTCTATCTCCCCAACCATTTGAATCATCTTTATTTGCAGTTTGTCCTAAAGGAACTTGTCCTACAAACCATTTGGGTGGTGTCTTTCCAAAAAATCCTGGATTAAACATTTTGTTTACTTACTTATTTGTATATATTCCAGATGTGTCACGAACTATTCTTAATGAAGAAAATGATCTTTTTGGAGTAAAATTATGACATAAGTGTGTAATTATATATCTTCCACTTTGAAGTTGACCGATAGAACCAGAACTTAAATCACTAGAAGATCTTTTTTTGAATTCACAGGTTATCACATCACCTGCCTTAAGTTTTAAATTACAAGGAACTGTAATATCTAGCACTTGACTCATAAGAAGATTGTATCTCATTATAGATTGTGGAAAATAATATTTTTCATTATTAATAATACCAGTAGTTATTCCGGGATTAGTTAAACCAGAATCCAGAACAAAAAAGTTTGTTCTTGTAAAACTTTCACTTTCATTAAAAGTTTTTGAATAATCTATATTATTGCCTAAATTTTTAAATCCTCTTTCGGATAAATTAATAAATTCTTGCTTATATTCAAAAGTACTAAAATCAAAGTATACGTTTTTAGTTCTATAAAGACCCACTCTCAAATCATTTGAAAGATTTGAATTATTTTTATAACTTGGATTATTTAAAATTCTAAAGTTTGTATTTGGATCATCAAGACTACTTGTGGCAACGTTATGGTAATTATAAGTTTGAACAGATGGTGAATTTATAATATCATCTAGTGATTTAAAATGAAATCCTTCTTTAGTTTCCCAGAAAAAGAATCCAGGTCCTCCAGAAGAAGATAATGATTTTGAAGCAGCATTAATAACAACATCAAATGGTCTTTGTCCATTTCCGCTTATAGAATCTGCATTAGAAGTTGAGTCAATTTTTAATCTTTCAACCGGAATTTTTAATTCATCTTTTAAAATTTGATGTACAGAACTTGAAATTGTATTATAATATTTTTTATACAGATTTACATTTTCATTAGTAATAGAATATTGAGAAATTAATTTTAAGTTTACACTTTCCCTGACATCATCCTGAAAAATAGGAATTGGATTAGATACGCTCATAGGCATGGAAGTAAAATCAAGTTCTCCAGAAGCATTTTCTATTTTAAAGGAGATTTTTTCTTTTCCTTTGCCTTGAATAGGAAGTGCTTCTAATAAAGTTCCAGATCTTTCTTGCACGTCAATAGATTTATTTGAACGAACAAGATCTCCACTATCAACATAAGTTAAAGATGCAGTAACTATAGGTGAAAAAATACTTTCATAGTAAGAAAAATTGACAGTTTTCCAATCTATATAAATGCTAGTACTATCCCTAGTAATTTTGATTTCTTTGTATTGGGATGCTCTTGAAAAACTTGCCATGTTTTTATGAAATATTAGATCTTAAACTTCTTGAACTAGAATTTCCTTGGGAAATGAATATTGGAACTATTTGAGTTGGACCAGGAACCGGAACTGCTTCAGATGGTCCTGGAATAATATAAGCAGTTTCTTGATTTAAAAATACAGTATTAGTGCTTGCATTTGCACCACCATAATTGGGAGTTGATGGTGGACCAGGAGTTTGTTTAACAGGATCAACTTTTGTCCCCTTTTTCTTTATTTCATATAATAAATTATTTAATAAGTTTTCATCCAATTGTAGTTGTCTCGCGCCAATACCCAATACACCACCAGTTGTTACTTTAATAACATCTTTACCATCTTTCTTTTCAATAGAAATATTTTTGTCACCAACCGTAGTAGATCTAGTACCTAGATCATTAATCATAGTGCTAACAATACTTTTTTCTAACTGCTGTGTTTTTGATAATACTGGAGCAGCTTTTTGACCACCCCTACCTTTGTATTGACTATAAAAACCTTTTGCATATTGTTGTCTTTGAGGAAGACCATGACTTGCTTGTTCATAATATTCATACCAAACTGAAGCAGCTTCTTGTGGAGTTTTTGCTGCCTGCAACATAGGAAGAACATTTTTATACGATCCGCCCAATTCGGACCAAGTCCATTTTAATTGAGTATCAATACTTTCTATATCCAGATTTCCATTTTCTTTTGCCCATTTCTTCAACCCACCCCACCTATTTCCATTTCCTCCATTACCCCACTGGAATATTCCAATAAACTTACCTCCATTTCCTCTTACTGAATGTGCTATTGTTGGATTAAATCCACTTTCTTGCTGAGCATTTCCCATAATTCCCGCAACAGCAATATCAGTCATCGGAGTTCCATCTACTTTTTTAGATTTAAAATAATTCCAAACTTTTTCAGCATTTGACCCACCAGGAGTGCTTTGTGTTAATTGTTGCTGCTGCCTTCTTAATAATTCTCTTTGATTTGCAGGTCCTGACTCTAAATGATTTAATGTATACTGTGTTCCATCTGGTGCTTCAATTAAAACTCTATTTCCATACCCACTTCCATCATCGGGACTATATTTAACAAATTTCAATCCACCTCTTAAAGTAATTTTTTGACCAGCAGGACCAGCAAAATCTTCCCCTGCATGGTATCCTGTAGGATTATTCGCACTTTTTCTCCAGGAATAATTTCCAATTCCATCATTTCCATCTTCTGGACCTACTAATGCAGTAATCATATCTCTTCCATTCACAAAAATATTTTTCTTTACGTTTTCTGGAATAGCACCTCCTCTTCTTGATGCGTTTTCAATATGAATATGAGGACCAGTTGATCGTCCACTAGATCCTAATACTCCAATTACTTCATCAGGATCTACTGAAATTGCCTGATCAGAAGATCCTTGTGTTCCTGGAGGTCTACGACGACTTGGATCATAATAACTCTCACCATATTTGTCTCTTAATTTTGAAAGATTTTCATAACTCTTCATGAACTCACTAAAAAGATCAAGATTGTTACCTTCTTTTTTCAATCTTCTATTTTGCAAGTCAATATTATTTTCAAAAAGTTTAAAGTAATTTACAGTTTCTCTTGCCTTTCTTCCTTTTGCAGTTCCCGCAGGAGAAGCATAAGGTCCAGCATAGGATTTACCATCATCTTTGGTGGTTAATCTAATGTCAGAAGGACTACCTCTTCCAGTCCCTTCCTGTGGTGGTATGTTTCCCAGTCCTCTTCTAGATCCACCAAACATACCTCCAAAAAAGTTTCTAATTGTTCCCCCAATTGAAAGTTTTTGGACTTTTTGTGACTGTTTTACTGTTTGATATCTTTGTACGTTTGCTTTGAAAATAGAAGGATCTTCTCCAGGTCCGTATCTATATTGCTGTTTTGTAACTGGATCGACAGTATACATAGCACCTTTTTTAGATGCTAGATATCCAACCATCCCCGATGCTGGATTATAAGTTACTCCACTATTAGGATTGTATGAAATTCCCTTTATGGTATTTGGTGGTTGAACAGGAGTTGAGACTGCTTTTTGTGCTCTTTGTTGAGTATATTGTTGAGCACCTTTCTTAACTTGAGGATTTTTTAGTGCCTGTCTATAACTCCCATAAGTTTTTCCAGTTGTGCTTGAATAATATTTTCCTTTACTTTTAGCATATGACTGTGCTGCTTTTGCTGGTGGTTTATAACCAAAAGAAGTCATTAAAGCACCAATACCACCACCTAAATCATCAAAGAACTTGAGTAACTTTCCAATCTCATTTTTGGTAGTTTTAATCGTATCAAGAGCAAATTTAAAAGACCCACCAATAACAGGCATCAAGGCTTTGGTTAGATCCAAAATACCCATCATGCCTTTGGCAATTATACCAAAGGCAAACTTTATCGTATTCCCGATCCAAGGATTATCATCAAAAAATTTCTTTATTTCTCCTAATACTTTTTGAAGTTCTGTAATTATTCTTGGTAAATTATTGACTAAAATACCCAGAAGAATAATTCCAAAAAATTCTTTAAACTTATCAATAATGCTCTTTGGTTTTGCTAATAGAGATCCAGCAATATTTTTTAATGTTGATCCCATAGTGCGTGGGGACTCAACTTTATCTTCTTTTTCTTTTACCTTTTCTTTCTTTTTTTGGAAAAGAGAAAATCTCTGTTTTTCTTTCTTAACTTTATCTAACTTCTTCCTATTAAACACCAGAAGACTCTTAATGTTAAAAACATTAAGTTTTAATTTTTTAGTTGTTTTTTCTGGATTTTTTCCTGCGGTTAGTTTCATAGTCTACTAAACTAAAATTCCGTACATAGAAGGAGTTGTAAAAACATAATCATTACTTTCATCAATAGGAGAAATTGAAGGTAATGAAGTTCCAGAAGGTGAGGATGGTAAAGATTTGGGTTGTGATGGTTTAGTTAAATTAACTACTTTGGGAGGTAGATTAATTACACTAACATTTCCCCCAGAAGATCTAGAAGAAGATAGTTTAGAACTTTCTCTGGAAACAGGTACTGGAATAACGTATATATTTTTTTCACCTAAAATAGTTTTTTCAATCTGCGGATTAACAACATTTTGTGTCAGATTAACTGGATTTTGAATATTAATATTTGGAGTAGATATATTAGATCTAGATCTGTCTAATAAACTTCTAATAGAATTAGTAAAATCTTGATATCTATCATTTGCTTCTCTTCTTCCTAACTGCTCACCAATAAAACCACCACCAGGAAGACCAGTTTGTTTTCCTCGGTTTCTACCAATCATTCCACCAACATCTTGTACTAATCCACCCACTCCTTGATCAATTTTTTTGACCACACTTCCTCCAGAAGATGGTGATAAAAGTCCTCCTCCCCTACCAGAAGGTGCTCTACCTCTTTGTCTTAATTGACTGGACTCTTTATCTAATAAATCTTTAAATTCTTCAATTATTTTACCAAACTGATCTATTAAATCCGTTACAATTGTTTCATTAAGATTTTGCTTTCTAACAGCATTTGTGAAAGCTTGCCACAATCTTCCAGCATTATCATTAATATCTTTCAGAAGTGGTCTGAAAAGCATCGCTGAACTGGTTCTAATAACTTCTTCACCAGGAGCAAGGAGAGCATTAGCACCACCCATCATGGTTTTAGCACCAGATGCTATCATGGCAGGAACACTATCAATTCCCATACGCCCAGGACCACCAACAGTTCCACCACCTGCTAGACCAGGAATAGTTCCACCTTTAGAATTTTTTACAGGTGTTGATGTTTGTGGTGTAGGAGATGGTAGATTTATATTTTTTTCCTTTAATAATTGATGAGCAGCAATTCTAGTGACAAAAGGTTCATTTTTATCATCATAAATTCGTTTTAAATCTGTAGTATTTCCTTTTGTTTTTTGTATTAATGAAGTTCTTTCATTTAAAATTTGTCCTCTAGTAGGATTTCTTCTTAATCTTACTATTGAATTTACTCCAGATTGTGGAGTCGGTATAGGTGTTGGTTCTGGTGTTCGTGTTGATTGTGGTGCTGGTTGAATTTTTGGTTTTGCTGATGGTGCAACTGGTTCTGGTGTAGTTAATGGTCTAGTACGTGTGGTGATAGGTAATCTAGTTGAAGGTCTAACTCCCCTTCCAGGTAATGAACTTATCAAAGAAATTGCACCTAATGCAAATTGTTCGCCAGGACTTGTTCCAGCTTGCCTTCTTCTAGTTGCTAAACCAGGACTAAAAATAACTTTTGGGTTGTAATTTCTTTGAGTAAAAACACCAGTTGAATTAATTGCCTCAACTGATATTATATCTTCACCTACTTCTTTACTTGTCTTCTTAAATCCAGATTGATAATATTGAGTTATTAATTGCTGAACAACTGGTTGAAGATTTTTGGGAATATTTTGTTGCTTTATTGCATTAGATGCTGCTAACTGTGGACTAGGAGTAGCTTGATTTTGCTGAACTGCCTGTTTTGCTGTTACAGGAGTCGTCGCTTGTGGTGGGGGAGGAGCAGCAGATGATGCTGGAGTTGGTGGTACTGGTAATCCTTTCTGATTTAATAACTTTCTAACTGGTTCAAATGCAGAAGTTGAGATAATGAGACTAGCAAGAGCCTCAAGCATAGGACCATTTCTTCTAGGATTTTTAACTAAACTATCAATACAATCCTTAAGAGGTAAACAATCATCTAATCCTTTTTGTGCAGGAGATTTGGGACAATTGCAAGGAAGTTTTGTTTTATTAGACTTAAAGAAATCAATTAAACCTTTGATTGCATTCGCAACCTTCTGTATTTTTCTAACTAATCCTAATAGTTTAACTGCCCCAAAAACTATTAACAGTTCTTGCCAGTATTCTTTTAAGAAATTAAAGAAGTCTTGTAATTTTTTCTGATTTTCTGGTTTTTGTAACCACTTAAATGCAGTATTAACTAGAATACCAGTTAATATTATAGAAAAGAAATCTAGCAGTTTTTGAAATATACTTTTTGCTGGGGCAACTACTGCACTTAAAGTTTTTCCTAAAAGTCCTCTACCACCAGACTCTATCTTTTTCTCTTTATCTTTAACCTTCTCTGCAGCAATTCTTTTCTTATTTTCTGCTAGTTCTTTCTTCTCTTGATTAATTCTAGAAAGAAAATCTAAAGATAATTGCTCTTTAATTTGTGATAATATCTTATTAGATTGCTCTAATAATTTTTGTATTCCTACTCCAGACTGTATATTTTTACCTAAAGATCCTTTGTTCTCATCCTCTTTAATAGGAACTAAAGAGTCTGGAATTAATTTAACTAAAGGCTTGATGAAACTGAATTTGGATTTCTTTAGTTCGACTCCAGGTTTAATAGCACCACTAATTAACGTAGACTTAATATTTCTACGATTTAATTTGGGAATAGATGGTGCTTTATAAACCTGATCGATTTCCACTTTGCTGCTGTGCCTTTAGGTTTTCCTCTTCAATATACTGTTGTAGAAGAGAAACATAAATTTCCCTTTCCCACGGCAACATATTTTCCAACTCCGTCAAAGAGTATTTATGATGTTGCATCATAGCAAAATTAATTTTGATATATGACTCAAGACTAGTATGAGCCATACTCAAGTGAAAAAACTTGCTAGACCCTCCAGAACTACTTCGCTCTCAACTTTTGTTTTAGGATTTGTAACTTCAATCTTGTGAGATAATTTAGGCATCGTAGTAAAGAAATTTTCAATCTCTTTCAATTGCTTGGTATTCATCTGATCCACAAATTCTCTCATTTCTTTCTTGGTGCAATCTGCAGCAGACCAAGACTCTTCTTGATTATAGATCATATCAATACATGAAACAATCATATCTAATGATTTGTCCACATCATTATTATCATTATTAAATTCAAAATTGTTTTCAACAAATTGCTCTAATGAAGGATACTTCATCTTCATAGAAAGTTCATCATCCAGTTTAACAATTTGAACATGATTTGGATCTTTCTGAACTTTTATTTCGTCAATATCAATTTCCATTTTAACTTGCGTTTCACCATCATCTGGGCAGATGATATTAACTTCAACACTTTCACCAACTGATTTTGCTCTAACATTCAAGAAGATATATTCAATATCAAAAGTAGAGAGATCAGCAATCTTAATTCCTTTTGTAAGAATACATTCTGTTAAAATTTGAACAATCGCATTAGTTATCTGCTTCATATCTTCAGACTCTAATGCCATGATTAGAATTTTTTCTTCTCTTACAAGGAAAGGTCTGTATTTGATCTTCTTTCCAGTAGAAGGAATTTCCAACTCATATGTTGGAGTACTAATTTTAGGTAAAGGCATAATCCTCGAATACAATTCAGGTTGAATTATTTATTACCTATTTTTTAGCAATATCAGCATCAAATCCAGTAGTCTCACCAATAACTCCCAGATCAACACCTCCAACTGTTCCCAAATATTCTGTTCCAGTACCTCCATAAGGAAGATCTGATGGAGTGACAACAGTTGCTCCATATTCTCTTCTCATAATATATCTGTCATAATTCATAGTAACTGTTACTTTCATTATTTCTGCTTCCCCATATGCAACTGGAATTGAATTTACTGATTTTGGAAAAGCATTAACCAATTGGAAAGAAACGTTTGTTGCATTAGATGTTGCAAAATCTCTTTCAAACTTTTTAATAAAAATACCATCCGTTTTATAATATTTTGGATAATTAAATCTTCTATAATAACCAGCAGTTGGTGAAAGACCTGAAGTTTGTTGTGCTAATTTACTTCCACCAGAAATAAAATCCATCCATGCTTCAAAAAATCCTAAAACTTTATATTGACGATCAATATAAAAGGTAAAATCAATATCAGTATTAATTCTAGTATGTGCAAATTCTTGTGCAACTCCCATATAATTATCCTTAACTTCAGCAGTTGCATAAGATGAAGTTGGAAGAGATGCTTCAGAGCACAAAAGACCTAATCTATTTCCAAAATCAGAGGTAAAATTAATTGAACCATATTGTCTTCCATTCAATAAAAAATCACTAAAAGGTTTTGTCGGTGCATTTATTGATACTTCATATAAATTGGATCTTGCCAAATTTAAAAATGTTGGCAAGGTTGACATATTAACCGTGCCAATCTGTGGTACGTTCATTTCTAAATATCTACAAGATACTATGTTATGAATTATTTAGATGTCATATAAGGGAAAATATAAGCCATCATATCCACAAAAGTACAAAGGAGATCCCACAAACATCATATACAGATCTCTTTGGGAAAGAAAATTTATGGTTTATTGTGATAATAATGATAAAATTTTGGAATGGGGATCTGAAGAAATTGCATTACCTTATCGCTCTCCAGTAGATAATAGAGTCCATAGATATTTTCCAGATTTTTATATTAAAGTAAAGGAATCAACTGGAGAAATTAAAAAATATCTAATTGAAATCAAACCATTAAAGCAACTATCCCCTCCACAAAAACCAAAACGCCAAACAAAACAGTATCTGTATGAAGCATATGAGTATGCAAAAAATCAGGCAAAATGGAAAGCAGCAAAAGAATTCTGCGATGATCGCCAGTGGCAATTTAAGGTTATTACAGAAAAAGAGTTAGATATCTAAAATGCCAAGAAAAACTTTAAAACAAAGAGAAAAAACAAATACAGATACTGATGATAATGTTAATCGACTTCGTAAGATAACTGATAATTTGATTGGAACTGAAGACCCAGATGATTTGATGTTAGAAATTATAACTGCACTAACAGAAAGTAGTAAAATTCCAAAAACTGGAAAATATTATGTGTTTGTATACAATCCAAAAACGCCAAACATTCAATATGACCAAAATCCTTTAGTAGCAGTTACTGATGTTTTTTCCTGGGGATTTAGAGGAATTAATTTCCACTGGGGAGAAGTTAGGCAATATACTTGGGATGAGATTGCTGGTGGAATTTATGAAGTATATCCATCAGAAATAAAAGACTTACAAACCATCCCATTTGGCAAATTTCGTCTAAATAGTTAAAAAACTAAAATGGCCATAACGGGCATAAGGTATCCAGCAGATTTGCAAGTTGAGGAAGATACTGATTATTTTAAAATACAAGTACTTTCTTATAAAAGAAAGGGGTTAATTTCTGGTGCAGAAACAGCAGAATTAAAAGCAACTGGATTGGAAAATATTCTTTTACCCATGCCATCTAACATACAGGATGCCAATTCTGTTAGTTGGGGTGAAGAGAAAATGAATTCTATCGCAGCAGCTGCGGTAGGTGCCGCTGGTGATCTTATGGGTGGGGTTCAAATTAATGACTCATCAACATGGGTTAGTAGTGGAGTTAATGCACTTTCCAAAATACAAGATGTAATATCTTTAGACGAGGCAAGAGATTTAATAACAAAACAATTAGCATCAGAAGCAGTAAACATTTTTGGTGCTAACGTTTCTATTGATCAAATACTAGCAAGACAAGACGGAAAAATATTCAATCCAAATCTGGAGTTATTATTTAATGGGGTAACTCTTCGTGATTTTAGATTTTCTTTTAAAATGACTCCAAGAGATGAAAATGAAAGAAATAATGTTGTAAAAATTATAAGAACATTTAAAAAATACATGGCAGCATCTAAAGGTGGAGATGATAGCACTCTTTACCTAAACACTCCTAATGTTTTTAAATTATCTTATATGAAAGGTGCTAATCTGCATCCATTTTTACATAAATTTAAAGACTGTGCTTTAAAAGGAGTGTCTGTAAATTATACTGGGGAAAATGTATATGCAACATACTATGATGGAACTCCAATATCTGTTGTAATAGATCTAAATTTCCAAGAATTAACACCAATTTATAATGATGACTATCCTTCAAAAGAAACTAACGATGGAGTAGGCTACTAAAATGGGATACTTCAGAGAACTACCAAATTTAGAATATCAATCACCACTCACGGATAGAACATCCTCACTAGACTATGTTGAGGCTAAAAATCTTTTCAGAAGAGTTAGAATAAGACCAGATTTTGAAAATGTCTATACTGCATTTAATGATTACACAATAGTAGAGGATACTCGTCCAGATCAAGTTGCAGATGAATTATACGGATCACCAGATCTAGATTGGGTTGTTCTAATTTCTGCAGATATCACCAACATCAGAAACGATTGGCCTTTATCAAATAGAGAACTTTCGGAATATGCAGAAGATATTTACGGAACAGAAATAAACTCTGTGAAGTTCTATGAAACTAAAGAAATCAAAGACTCAAAAGGAAGATTAATTGTTCCTGCAGGAGAAGTAGTTGATAGAAATTATAAACTTCCAAAACCAGATGTAGATGATCTTCCTACACAATCATATGTAAAATATTATGATGAGGATACTAATTCATATGTAACTGTTCAAAACATTACAGTTCCAATTACAAATCTAGAGTATGAAACAAGAAAAAATGATTTGAAAAGAGAGATTAGAGTATTGAAAAAGCAATATTTGGAAATGTTCTTAAATGATATGAGAGTTGAAATGAAGTATAAACCTCTATCTTCACAGTATATTACAGAATATCTGAAGAGAGGAGAAAATTTAAGAATTACTTCTCCATAAAAAAAGGGAAGGTTTTGAACCTTCCCTCAAGATACTAATCAGTCCTCTGCCAAGCGGGCGAAGTAGGAAAGAGCATCATCGTCATCATCTTCAACAGGTGCAGCAGCACGGCGAGTGGGTTGAAGATTGTTCAGTTCGGTGCGAAGGTCTTCATCAAGTTCCTTCGCAGGACCACGAGTGTATTCTTCCTCTTCACCTTCATCAGGATCTTGGCGGCGAGCACCTTTAGTGCCAAGCACATAATCAAGGCGCTTCTTCAGTTCATCATAGGATTTGAACTGATCAGCAGCAACAAGTTCAGCAAGAGAATACTGCTTTTTCCAGATTCCTTCCATGGCATCGTCATCATCTAGCAGAGCACCTTGTGAGGCAAACTCGCTAGAATCATAGTTACGATAACCAGCAACGTTCTTTGCCTTCAGTTTGAAGTTAGCACCTTGCCAGAAGTCAAAGGGATCAATAGGAGTCTCATCTTCAAATTCGGGTTGCATCGCTTCGGTAATCTTATCAAAGATCTTCTTACCGTATTTGAAGAGGAAAACTTTACCTTCGTTTTCGGGATTTGTGGGATCCTTCACCACGTAAATGTTACTGATGTAAGTCAGTTTACGCTTCTGCTTACGTGCCAGTTCCTTACCAGCATCAGTACCGTTGTTCCAAAGAGTGGAATTGAGTTCCGATACGGGATCTTTTTGTCCCAGAGTGGTAAGACTGTTCTCGATGAACCAACCACCAGAACCTTGGAATGCGTGACTGTAGAGTTTCACGAACGGCAGGTCTTCACCGTTGGGGGCAGGAAGGAAACGGATTACGGCATAACCATTACCGCTTTTGTCTACATCCAGTTTCCAGATGCGGTCATCACTAGAACCGCTACTAGTATTCATTTTTTCAACTTCTTTGACCAGTTTGGCGGTCAGAGAACCAAGTTTAGATTGCTTTTTAAGATCAGCAAAAGACATTAGGATTACCTCGGATAGTTTGGATTTGGAGGATTACTCGGATAGTATAGCAAGGATGAGCAGGGAAGTCAAGGGGTGGGGTTGATGAATTTTTTAAGAGATTCAATCGTTTTCGTCATGCTAGTAAATAGCACTTGCATGTCTGTTTCTGGTGGAAATCCCATCAAAGCCACAGATTTACGCAAGTTCTCTTTCATTTCAACTGCTGCTGGATCATCAGAAAGTGATAAACGTGTATACATGATACGTTGTTTATCTAGTAAGTTGCTCAACTTTTCAATATGTTCCAATTTATCTTCATTTGTCATCATTCCGAAAGTAAGAATACTTCCATAGATGTCTTCTTGAAGTTTATTAATTTCTTTCAATTCTTCCTGAATAATATCAGAATCAAAAAAGTCACTCATTTAAGATTTCCCTTAATTTCTTTCTATATTGGAACACGTCAATATTTAGGAATGGACTGTACTTTTTAATTTTTAAACTTACGGTTTCCCACACTGGATCCAGCAATTTCTTATCAAAATCGCTTGAGAAACGGAATATTTTGTCGTAAATTGTTAAGGTTTCTAGCGATAATTTCCCGCTTAAAAACCTTTTGAGAACTGGTGGATGCCCCTTGGAACAGTTCAGAGCATCGTCTAATTTTATCTCCGAGAACAATTCCTCGGATTGCTCCTTGAACAAGTAAGTCAAACTCTGCTGTCTTCGCATCCAATCTGCGTAAGTCCTTTCTCCAGAATTGATAATTTCTCCAATCCATAAGTTTTGTGGGTTGTCTGCAGATACAAAGTTTGATACTAGAAAATCTACGACTTCTTTATCAGAATACTTTCTTGATGTCTTCTCAAAAAAATACTTATCCTTTCTTTTGTTAAATGAAGTTACGCTGGCACGTGATTTACCACCGTATTTAAAGAAGTCGTATTTTGAGTTTGTGAAATGATTTTTGAGTGACAGATAATGTTGATAAGTTTCAAAAGGCGTCACGATCATAAAGGCAGTTTTGCTCTCGAAGTTTTTTTCATGAAGTTGAGACGAGTTGCGTCCCATTTAAGTTTTTCTTTTAAAGGTTTTGAAATAATTTTGGTAATTGATTCTATTTCAACTTCGTTAGTTTCACAATAGTGAACTATCGCATCAATATAATTAATATTTTCTGTTGCCACTATTTTTTCAATTTCTAACGCAAATTTAGATGGCGTTAAAAACTTATTTTCAATAACCTTTTCTATCTCTTTATTTTGTTCCATACAGTTCCAGTTTATCTCTAACAAACTCTCTAATGTATTCGGTGAGTAGTTTGATGTACTTTGATTTGTCTCTTTCTTCATAAACAATACATTCTCCATTTTCGCAAGCCATGATAATTACAAGTTTTTTGACGGGAATACCAGTCAGTTCATAGAACATACAGGCATAAGCAGCACACTGAACAAAATAATGCTCAATCCACTCCCGTGGTTTTGGTTTTTTAGATGTTTTAAAGTCGATTATTGCTAATTCGCCATCAAACTCTGCAATACAATCTACTGTTCCCGCTACTCCAAGAACTTTGCTGTACAGGGAACCTTCAAGAGTATAAATGTTATTTATACGATTTAAATCTGGTTTGGCAATTTTAAATAAAAATTGCGACAAAGGTTGAACTTCTGGAAGTTCTTCATTTTTAAGATGATGTTCGGTAAGAGTGTGCATATCAGTTCCACGACTTGTTGCCTGTCGTGTAATCTTATCTGCTTCTTCTTCACCAACTCTTTTACGCCAATTTACAAAGAAATTACGATTCTTATGACTAGTTACTGAAGTAATTGAAAATAATTTAATGAGATCTTCACCATCAGGAACCTTATAATACCTTACACCATCTATAGTCTCCCTTTCAAGTTTAGGAAGTTCAATATCAACATGATTAAAATTCATAGCATTTTTATAAAAAAGGGTTGTGTTAGTCGATCTTCAAAATTATTAACATAAAAATGACTCGCAGTATGAAAATACGTAGAGTCATATAAAACTAATCTATTGTGAACGTTTTGAACCTCTGCAATTTTTTCAAATTTAGAATCTACGAATTGCTTATTTTCTAAACAATAATTCCAATGTTTACGTTTTAAAAATGGATTATATAAGTTTACATATTCATTAAATAAAAATCCATAATCATATCCTCCAAAAGAAGAATTAAATAATTCAAAATTATCATTATCAATTATTTTTGGCATTTCTGCAGATGTAGACTTAAGTTTGAAAAAACTTGTTCCCGAATTAGAATTCGCTATTTTATTCAAATAAACTAATCCAGCAAATGTTTTTTTGTTTTTAATCCGATAATCAAGTAAATCGACATGTATATATCCAGTATTTAAAGGAGATTTTAAATTACGATTAATAACTGAAATTTTATGAAAACATGTTGAAATATTAAGGCAATCATTAACATTAAATAATGATACTTTCTCATTAAATGTCTTTAAAAAGTATAAGTAAAAATCTTTTAAATTTTTATCTTTACACTCTTTATCACTATGCATATCTTCAGTTCTAATTCCGGGATATCTAATTTTGGAATTAGAACTATTAATATATGATGAAATTAAAGCACAATTTCTTACATGGTCCGGATTATCATAAAAATTATCTAGATACCATATATCATAATTAGAGACCTGAGTTAATTTTTGCAATAATATACTCCTTAACAAGGCCAGATCTAACAATATCATCAACACCAAATTCAATTAAATCAATTGATGGCATAGATCTCAAGACTTTTATAAAATCAATAATTCCATTACGGTCATTTGTCTTCTGAAGATCAGATTGAGTAGCGTCACCGCAGAACATAATCTTGGAATTTTCACCTATACGGGTAATTATACTATCCAATTCATGAAAGGTCAAATTCTGAAACTCATCTACAATCACAATTGCATTATCAAGAGTTGTACCACGAAGAAATGAAGTGCTCCAGAACTTAATGGTTTCTTGAGACTTTAAGTTCCCATAAAGCATCTCAAATTCAGAATCAGTTGGCATTTGGAACATGTATTTCACCATATTCTTATAAGGAATTTGGTAAATATCTGCTTTATCGTCATGAGTTCCTGGAAGGAATCCAATTTCACGAGTTGCTACAAGAGAACGAACTAGATAGATTCTTTCATAAGGACTATTTTCATCTAAAACATCACATAAAGCATTATAGAGAGTGATAAAAGTTTTACCCGTTCCCGCACATCCATAGGCAACTAGATGTTTTCCTTCTGCATAAGCATCAAAAAATTTCTTTTGATTATCCGTAACTGGTTCAATATCCAAAAGATATTCAGAACTTAAAGGCTTTCTCCTTTTCATCTGCTTTGCTGTGAGTCCAACCCCAATAGGTTGCTCTGCAGATCCTCTTTTTCTTCTTGCCATACTAGATTTTCTTTACGTTAGATCCAGGCATTTTTGCAGCACGTCCTAGAACGTCGTTCCACCCTGGGTTTTTACTAATCAATTTATTTTGCCAATCTCCAACTTCACCTGGAGATGCAGATCCTTTTGACCAATCTCTAGTCCATTCAGGATTGTCCTTATACCATTGCATAATGTCATTGACACTCATCTCAATGACCTTTGTTTCACCTGTTTCTTTGTGAATAATAGGATATATTGCCATAAGTTTTAATAATGTGTAACGTTATTTAGATCCACTCAAGGGATCTACTAGAAAGTTTTTTTATATGATTTGAGAAATTTTCAATAGATAAATCCATTTTCATTATATATTCCACTCATCAGAACCACCAAGTGCCTCATAGCAAGTAGGAAATTGTTCTCCAAATACTGCTTTACAGGATTTGGCAATATCCATATGTTCTTTCTGAG